TCCTCGGCGACGATGATGACGAAAAGAAGCGCGCCATCGATATCACCGGGTCATTCAAGAGCCTGAGCCCGGAGAAGCGCAACCAGCTGCTGGCAGAAGGTCGGCAGCCGTACTCAATCCGCGTTGGCGACACCTACATTTCCTATCGGCAGCTGGGATTCGGTGGCGTTCTGGGTGCCATCGGCGAGTTGCGCGACCAGCAGTTGTTCTCACCCGAGAAGTACAGCAAGCAGGGTCTTGCCGATAAGCTGCTGGATGGATTCGTCTCCGGCGCCCTGATCATCAAAGACGCCTCATCGATCGCGGCCCTGACCGAGTTCCTAGGATTCGCCAACGCCTACAAGTACGACGTGAGCCAGACCATTGAGAAGGCCACGCCGAAATACTTGGCGCGCCTGGCCGGCTCCGTGATCCCGAACATTATGAAGGAGGCCGACGCCTGGATTGATTCGTCGATCTACCGCGCCGAACCCGGCAACCTCGGCATGGAATACTTCCTTCAGCAGGTGCCGTTCGCCCGACAGAGCATCGGACCCGGCCCCATCCTGAACGTTTTGGGCGAACCTGTGCAGGTCGAGCGTTACCCCTACAGCCGCTGGTTGAAGTTCCGCAAGGAGGACAAGGCCTGGAACACGCTGGGCCAGCTTGCTAGCAAGGGCGTCTTTATGCCGACGCCGAACATCACGGTGACCGTGAAGGAGAACGGCGAGCGCCGGCGCATGAATCGCGACGAAGCCTACACCTACCAGAAGGATGTCGGCCAACGATACCGCACCTGGATCGAACGCAACGGGGACCGCTTGCTCAAGATGAAGCCCGATGATGCCGCTGAGGTTATCGACAAAGCCGCTGATCGGATGCGCGCAGACGCCCGAGAAAAAATTCAGCAAAAGATTCGCCGGTAGTGCTTGACGTTGTGCGTCAGTTGCCATACGGTGACTGACGCATGAGCAACCTACCAGTCGCAACACAGCAATCGCAACCCCTGAGCGCCTTCTCTTCGGAGAACGCGTTCGTGTCCGTCCAACGCATGGCCAAGGCCCTTGCGTCCAGCACGCTCGTTCCCGATTCCTATCGGGGCGAGGCCAACCTCGGTAACTGCATCATCGCGCTTGAACTGAGCCAGCGCATCGGCGCCTCAGTCATGGCCGTGATGCAGTCGATGGTTCCCATCCACGGCAAGCCCACGTGGTCTGCCGCGTTCCTGATCGCCACCGTCAACAGCTGCGGCCGGTTCTCCCCGATGCGGTTCCGCTGGGTCGGCAAGGAAGGCGCCGACGACTGGGGCTGCCGCGCCTACGCCGTCGAGCGCGAGGGAAACCTGGAACTGGTCGGTGCCCTGGTGACGATCGCCATGGCCAAGGCTGAGGGCTGGTATTCCAAGAACGGTTCCAAGTGGAAGACCATGCCTGAGCAGATGCTCCAGTACCGCGCCGCTGCGTTCTGGACCCGCGCCTATGCGCCCGAGATCGCTCTCGGTATGCACACCGCCGAGGAGATCCACGACACGCCAGAGGCCAACCAGGTCGTGAAGCCAGTCGTCATGGACGTGACTCCGACGCCGCCCGAGCCGAAGCCGCGCAAGGTTAAGAAGGAGCCTGAGGCTGTCGTCGTGCAGGAGCCGGCGCCCCAGACCGATGTCACGCAATATGTCGATTCGGAGCCTGAACCCGCGCCCGCCGCGCCGGAGCCCGCTCCAGCACCTGAGGCTACGCCCGCTCCCGTTCCCGCACCTGTGGCACCGCCGGCATCGAACGTCGAGACCGTCGAGGGCACGCTGCTGTCCATCGGCCTCACCTACGAGCAGCTGGTCGCCATGGCCACCGAACTCAGCTGGTGGCCGAACCCTGAGGCGTACCCGACCGCCGCCGACCTACCCGAGGAACTCGCCAACTGGGTGATCCGCAACCGCCGGGGAATCGCTCGTCAGGCGGCGAAGGGGGGTGGGAAGTGAAACTCATCCACCCCATCGACGTACATCAGTACCGCAGTCACCCCGCAATCAACGTCTCTGCGCTCAAGGCATTCAGCCGCTCGCCGGCTCACGCTGAGGTCGGCTTCGAGGAAGAACGCGAGCCTACCGAGGCCATGAACATCGGCTCCCTGCTGGACCACAAGGTCCTAGGCACGCCGTACCTCTACACCACGTCCCCCTACGAGGACTTCCGCACCAAGGAAGCGCGTGCATGGCGCGATGATACCAAGGAGCGCGGCGTGACCGTGTTCAAGCAGGAGGAGATCGAAACCGTCGAGCGCATGGTCGAGGCAGTTCGCGAACACCCGGTAGCCGGCCGGCTGTTTGCCGAGCCAGGGAAGGCCCAGGTCGGAATGTTTGGCGAGTTCGAGTCCTGCGAGCGCAAAGGCCTGATCGACTGGTTACCCAACACGACCCCGGTGATCGTGGACCTAAAGAAATGCCGCGATGCCAGCAAGGCCGGGTTCCGGCGGCAGATTGGCCAGCTGCGTTACGACGTGCAGGCTGCGTACTACCGGGACCTGTACCGGGACATCACCGGTGAGACGCGTGCCTGGCAGTGGGTCTGCGTCGAAGACCAAGCGCCGTTTGCGGTCGCTGTGTACCAGCTGGACACCGAGTCCTGTGAAGTCGGGTCACGTACCTGGCAGTCGTGGCTCAGGCAGTGGATCGTCTGCGAAGACACGGATTCATGGCCGGGATACAACGGCGATTCCACTCAGATCATCCAGTCGCCCACTTGGATCCTCAAAGATGAAACTCTCCCGTGAAGCCATCGAGCGCGTGCTCGGTAAGCAGCCGCCGGTTCCGATCATCGAAGAGCAACCGAGGGGAACCTGGAGGCAGATGACCGATGCTGAGTGCAAGGCGATCATCGAGGCCAAGCGCCAGAATCCAACCTACACCTATCGCGAGTTGGCGAAGAAATTCAAACGATCGAACAGCGTAATCTGGAACTTAATCAATGGAGGTAAACCGTGAATGAATTGATTTCCAACGCCGTAGCCCGTGGATGGATCAGCTTTCCCGATCCAGCTGCGGTACCAGCACGGATCGAAACTCCGCCGATCAACGCCAAACGCGCCTGGAAATTATGGAACGAGGGCCAGAGCCTGGCCTACGTGGCCAAGGCCATTGGGGTAAAGAAGCGGTTCGTAAAGTCAATCATCATGGAAGGGAAGCCATGAAGACTGTGAAACCCAAACGACCGACGGCCAAGGTTTTCATCGTGTCAGATGACACGCATAGGAAGCTGAAAGCATACGCCATGAAGATGGGGTATAAATTACAGTACGTTGCGGATGAAGCAGTGGCGGAGTATCTCAAGCGAAAGGAGCAACAATGAGCGAGCAAAACGACAATGAGGAATACCGCATCACCTTGAAGGGGCTTCTGTCCATCTATCTACCAGAGAAGACAATGATTGAAATCTACAACGCAATCGAACTCTCCTGCCGTCGCAACGGATGGGGAATCGCAATCGACGAGAGCAACCGATTGGATTTTGTTCCGATGGTGAAGGTGGAGGAGGGCAAATGAGCGCACCAATCAACGACGGAGGACCGGCGTTTCCAACTGCTGCAACCGCGACAACGCATGGATTCTACCAAGACGGTCAACCTTGCATGACCCATTACGGTTCGAGATCTGGCATCACTGTCAGAGACTACTTCGCGGCGGCGGCGTTGCAGGGGATCATCTCGGACGCGAGCGTTCCGGCCAGTAGCAAGAAGGATGGGGAATTGGTTTCCCAATCTGCCTATGCATTTGCCGACGCATTGCTCAAAGCGAGGGAGGGCAAATGAGCGATACACCGATATCAGACTCAACACCGCACAACGTGGCCGATCTTGGTATGCTGTGCAGGAGGCTGGAACGAGAACTCACCGCGTCCAACGCAATCATCCGGCAGCAGCAATTGTTGGATGAAGCAAACCTGCGGCTTCAAGACCGCATCAAGCGGATGGAGGAGGCGGGGGATTGGATGGCCGAATCATTGGGCCATGGTCTGGATGTAGAGTCGTGGAAGTTAGCTAAGGAGGCCAAGCTGTGAGCGAAGAACACAATTGTCCTCGGTGCAATGCTCCGTTATTGTATTTTACTGGAGGCAATCGCAACTTTCAGTGTTGCGGTTACGCATCGCAGCTTCAAGAGCGCATCAAGCGGCTGGAGGAGGCGGGGGATGCGATGGCAAAAGACTTCGCGCATTTCTGGACAGATCGGAACTCTGTGCGCGATTGGCCAAAAGCCAAGGAGGCCAAGCTGTGAGCGACACAAACAACATGAGCAACGCAACACTTATCAAATGGAACGACGCAAAACCAAACGCTGAGCTTCTGAGGATCCGCTCAGACGGATCGTTTGAAATCCAGGGAGGCGCACCAACTCTGTTTGTGCTGGGTGAATTGGTTCACGCATTCCTGAAGCAGCAGGACCGCATCCGTCGGCTGGAGGAGGCGGGAGATAAGATGGAGGCATGGCTGCGCGATGAGCGGTTGGATGCAGTGCAGCACACTGTTTCAAAATGGAACAAAGCCAAGGAGGACAAACCGTGAGCATCACAATCAAATCGTGGATCGTGCCAGCACTCATCACCGTAATCCTGCTGTGCATCATGTTCAGGCCATACCGTTCCAGCGGGCAGTATGACTTTGGAATGGTCTTTCGGCTGTTTTGGCTGATACCTATTGGAGCCGTTTGGATAATTTATATGGGAATTCTTTTAATTATTAAGGAGGCAAAGCCGTGACTGATATTGAACATGAACTGATCGCCACTCAATGGGATCTGAAAGCAGCCAAAGATCGCATCAAGCTTTTGGAAAAAGATTCGCAGCGATTGAACTGGCTATTGAATATTTTGGAAAAAGATTCGCAGCGATTGAACTGGCTATTGAGTAGGGGTCTTGCTTGGCGTGACTGCTACAACGACTGGTGGAAAGAAGGTGAGTGGCTGTACGCATCGCAAAGTGCGCGCGAAACAATCGACAAAGCCAAGGAGGCCATGCCGTGAACCATATTGGCGACACCAACAAAATGGTCAGCGATACACCAAGAACGGATGCGGCCATTGGGAACAGCCAAGACCGCTCATGGATGGATGGCACTCTGTGCCGCCAACTTGAACGCGAACTGAACGCGGCCAATGAGCGCACCAAGCGGCTGGAGGAGGCGGGGGATGCGCTGATGGAAATCGTCGAAGGCGCTCGCAGCGAGGGTTCAGTTCTACGTTTCTTTTCGCAAAGCCAAAAGGTCCAAATGGAAGGAGGCCAAGCCGTGAGTGTTGAGGAACGAATCCTTTTCCTAGCGGAGTCTCCCGATTGCAACCATCCACGCGAACTCCGCGCAATCGCCTTTCAGGTGCGAAAACTGGAGGATCGGATCAAGCAACTCGAATCCGAGAACGACGCTCTCCGCGCCGATCTGCTGCTGTGGGAAGAGAAGGAGGCCAAGCCGTGAACGACAAACACTGGCAATACTCGCTAGTAATTCCATGCACGCTGTTGTTCGTGGTTTTGGTTACGATGTGTTTGATTAAAGGGTTCGATAACGGGACTGATCAAATGCAGCAACAGGCAGTTCTAGCAGGTCATGCCGAATGGGTGGCCGACAAGAACGGGAAACCTCAATTCAAATGGAAGGAGTGCAAATGAGCGAACCAATCTACTTTTCAACCAACAGCCACCCGATATCCAACCCAACGACGCAGATCATGCGGGTCGATCTGGATGGTGGGTTCACGGTCAATGAATCCATACCCGCTACTGATGCAGCCAAAGAAGTGCTTCGGATTATGAAGGAGCAATGGTTTGCCGACGCACAGGCCACAAAGATCCGCGAGCTTCAATCCGATGTGAACGAGCTGAAGGAGCTGGTCGAGTACCTGCAAGATCGGATCAAGCTGATGAAGAGTACTGGTGACGAACTGCTTGAGTGGCTGAAGGACGGTGCTATTTCCGACTCAAACTATCGGTTGCTGGCCAACGCATGGCAGCGAGCAAAGGAGAACAAGAGATGAACCCCGAATACGAAGCGCACGAACGCTTGTGCAAATCCATCGGAGACATGGCGAAGGAGAACGAGGCTCTTAAGCAGCACGTCACCCAACTCGAAAACCGTCTCCGCGCTCTGTGGGACAAGCTGGAGGGAGAACGGAAGTACTACAACGAACACATCCGCCAACTGGAACTAGCTGGCAACGCGATGTACGCATTCATCAACCCTCCATATCCGAGCATGAGAACCACCCGAATGGACAACCTATTGCAGGGCTGGGACGACGCTAAGATTGGGAAGGAGGGGAAGCTGTGAGATTCAAGGAATGGTTGGGGTACATGAAAGAAGAACTGGAGTTCCACAAGCGACATCCAGAACTGTGGCTTGCACTTGTGATTGCTGGTTCGGCTTACTTCATACTGAAGGAGGTAAATCGGTGAAACGCTACACCCACATCGTGTTGCGACGAATGCCTCCTTTGAACGGATTCAGCATCAAGACTCCAGAAGGTAAGTTCCTAAGCGACATGCGTCCACGGGGCATTGTGATGGAACTCAATCGTCTAAACGACCGAATCAAAGAACTCGAAGCCAAAGTGGATGAACTCCACGACTTGGAGAAATGGTTGGAGGGAAGATGAAACTGCGACCGATCAAATGGGTGCTGTCACCTACCGACGACCACATGCTTTCCATGGAATGCACTGACATCGAAATCGTCGATGAAGGCGGCGGTGAGTACGTTGAGGTCAGTCAATCTGCTGATGGCCATGGTAAAGTCAGCATCAACCCAGAGGAATGGCCGATGATGCGTAAAGCCATCGACGACGCCATCAAGCAATGCAGGGATCTGAAACCATGACCATCGAAGAAATGAGAACCATTGACGGACTGAAGACATACAAGGAGCTGGAGGATGCCAAGGAGCGCATCGCGCACCTGGAGGACCGCATCAACCGAGCGGCAACAGCGTTCTTCCGAGACGGCTCAGATGGACAGGTTGCATCTGGAATGCTGACGATATTGGAGGAGGAGAGAAACAAACCATGATCACCAAACTGCACGAACTGCCGCCCGACCATCACCTGCGGAACACGGCCATTCAGAACATCGACGTTCGGATCCGCTGCAGACACACCGGCGCCACCCGGGACCCTCGGACTTGGCGCATCAAGAACGACACCTACAATAGGCTGTGCGACACCTGGCAGAACAACTTCGACTTTATCCTGCGATGAAAACAGCTCAACAGATCCAACGGGAGGGCACCGGCCCTTACCACCTGACCAAGCGGGACGCCGGTGAGGCCTACCGGGCTGCCCGTAAGATCAAGATCGAGTTCACCAGCTTCTTTACCAGGAAGCGTGGGAAAGGCTCCAAGTGAAAGACTTTGACGTAGCACGCACAATGATCGAATACGGCGGGTCATTCGTTCGCAAGCTGGGTGCCGCGGCTTTAGTGGCCGACCAGGAGAACCTGGCGAAGATCAAGACAACGTGGCCCGACTACTGGGCGCAGTACGAGCGAATGGCTAAGCAACTTTCGGAGGTTGAAAAACAGGCCTCCAAGTAGACAACAACAACACAAACACGAAGCAACATATGGGAATCACAGTATCAACGAAACCAAGCGGCGGCACCTTCACACCGTGCCCCGAGTACACAGGCCGCGCGGTCTGCGTCGACATCACACCGCTCAAGGCCTACGAGACCGAGTACGGCACCAAGCAGAAGTTCAAGATCGCATTCGAGTTAGACATCCTGGACCAGTCACGCAACCCGGTGCAGCCCTGGGTGGTCATGACGGCGCCAATGACCGCCAGCCTGCACGAGAAGGCCGGCCTGACCAAGTTCCTCCGGGACTGGCACGGCCGAGCCCTTACCCCCGAGGAGACCGTCAGCCTCAACCTCGACGGCCTGATCGGCAAGCCGGCCACCGTGGTGATCGTTCACGAGCAGTCTCGGGACGGCACCAAGACGTTCAGCAACATCAAGCTGATCATGCCCCACAAGAGCGGGGAGGCCTTGAAGCCATCGGGCCTGTGGGTACGCCTGGAGGATAGGCCTCCCCGAGACGACGACAAAACCAAGATCGTGACGCCAGCCACTGCGGCGCCGGTTAAGATTGCAGACATCAAGGTGCACGTCGGCAAGTTCAGGGGAGTGCCGCTTTCCGAGCTAACGCCTGACGCTGTGCGCGGCCTGGCCGAGCACTGGCTGCCCAAGGCTAAGGTCTCCAGCGGAAAGACGCCTGACGACATCGCACTCATTGCCGCGGTTACCAAGCGCCTTGAGGAGCTGGCTAAGGCCGACGAGCCCGATTTTGACGACGTGCCTTTCTAAGCCATGAAGACACGCAAACCCACGATGAAGCTGATCCATATGGTGCCCGAGGTGGTCCGACTACGGTCGGAGGGCTGCACCCTGGAGGAGATCGGCAAACGGTTTAACCTCAGCCGCCAGCGGATCAACCAGATTGAACAGGCAGCACAGAAGCACGAGGAGATCCTGCGGGTGTGGGGATTCCCGTTCTCGACCAGGACGTTCAACATCCTCGAAAGCCTAGCCATCAAGAGCCGCCAGGAGGCTCTCGACCTCTACAACCTAGGGCACCTGCAGCCTAGGTCGGTGCGTGGGTTTGGGTGGGTATCCTACCGTGAAATCTGCGAATGGCTGGGCGTGCCCACCGTAAGACAGCCATTGACCAAGACCGTCTGCCCTCATTGCGGCAAACACATCTGACAACTTTCCGGCAGCCTGTTGCTGCTGGGACTCGTGGGTAACCGGGGGCGCGCATCGGGACAAACGCGCATCAACTACTAACTGAAAGCAATTTAGCAATATGCCAGCCAATCCAACAATCATCTTCGACATCGAGACCGGACCACTACCACTGTCGGAACTCAACATACCACCCTTCAACCCGGCCGACGTGAAGCTGGGCAACGTCAAGAACCCCGACCTGATCGCCGAGCGCATTCAGAAGGCCGAGGAGAACCACACCGCGGACTTCATCAAGAACGCAGCCTTGGACGCTCTCTCGGGGCAGATCCTGTGCATCGGATACCGCATCGAGCACCAGGTGACCGCGGTGCTGAAGAACGACGGCAACGAGGCCGCCATGCTCCGGGAATGGTGGGAGCTGTTAAACTACTACGAGCGGCAACCCAAGCTCGTTGGATTCAACATTAAGGCCTTCGATCTACCATTCCTCATAAAGCGCTCCTGGAAGCACCGCATCCTTCCTCCCTACTGGCTGCGCCAGGGACGCTACTGGAACGATCTGGTGATCGACCTGCGCGAGGTGTGGCAGCTTGGAGACAGCCGGGCGCACGGAAGCCTCGGTGCAATCAGCCGGCACTTGGGCCTAGGTGACAAGAGTGGCAGCGGCGCCGAGTTCAGTCTGCTGTGGAATACCGACCGCCAGGCAGCCATCGACTACTGCATCCAGGATGTGAAGCTAACCCAGGCGGTGGCGGATATTCTGATTCCGGCATACTAAGGCATGGACAGATACAAGGCCGGCAGATAGAGAGAGGCCGTCAGCGCGAGCCGTGAGAAGCCAACGCCGACACTACAACAACAAGCCATGTTCAACTCACTTTTCCCCACCCTTTCCGTGTCACGTCCCGTTGCTTGTACGGGAGTTCTCACCGCGGACTGGGTGGGGTTTTCTGTTTGAATCATGAAAGAAGAGAAGAAAACCCGTAAGGCTCCAGCCTTCCAACTTTACACCGACGACTTCCTTGCCGGCACGCTCGATATGTCGCAGGCCGAGGTTGGTCAGTTAATTCGTTTGCTGTGCCACCAGTGGAACCGCGGTTCAATTCCGGTTGAAACCGAAAAGCAACAGCGGTTGGCCGGCGGTTGCGTGTCGGTTGACGTCTTGGCTAAGTTCGATGAATGCGAAGACGGGCTTCTTAGGAACATCCGACTGGAATCCGTAAGGACGGAAAAGGGTAAGTTTCTGCAGAGCCAATCGGTAAAAGGTAAGTTATCCGCGGAAAAACGCAGGTTGGATGCTTTAGAACGCCAAAAGCAGGTCAACCAGAATCCAACCGCGGTTCAACCGGTGTTGCAACCGGATGATCAACCGGAATTCAACTCTCCATCTCCATCTCCTACTCCTAAAGAAGATACAAAGAAAGAGAAAGCCTTTAGTCCTGACCTTGAAGCCTTCCGCCTACGAGTCGGTGCAATGATCCGCCGTCGACCAACAACCCAATGGAGCACCAAGGAGATCAAGGCCTTGAAGGAGATCTTCGACTTCAACACTCCGGAAGAAGACCTGGTCGCCTTGGAAGCACGCTACCAATCGGACGACAAATACCTTCGACGTGAGCTGATGACCCTGTTGAACAACTGGAACGGAGAGATCGACAAGTCTCGAAGCACCTCCCCTTCTGGGAACAACGGCACCGGCGCGTACAGCCTCAACATTGCCGACTACCAATGAGCGACCCCTACTTCGCCCAGGACGACGAGTTCGGCCTCATCGGCGCCTGCCTGTCCGGTGGATCGGATGTCTGCCATGAGGTATTCGCCAAGATCCCCACCGATGCTTTCCAGGACAGCGATCTGTACAATGTGTTCGAGATTGCCAAAGGCCTCGTTGCCAAGAGCGATCCGGTCAACATGGCCACCGTGGTCAAGGAGTGGAAGCGCTCCATGGGCCAGACTCCAGTGCCTTTCGAGGCTCTGAACAAGTGCGACGAGATGTGTCCGAGCCCAGCGAACTACCCGGCATTTGCTCAGGCCGTCTTAGAGGCCCACCATAGACGCCATCTCAGAACCGCTGGAGACCGTCTGATTCGTGAGTCCGCTGTATCCACCCTCTCCGTCGATCAAATCGTCTCCAATGCCGAAGCAGGGCTCACCGTTGAGGCATCCAAGGAGGAAGTCCAATCGTCCAAGTCGGTCGTCAGTCGGTTCATTGACTCGACCCAGGAACGATTCTCAAGGCAGGGACAGCTCTCCGGGATCACCTCAGGCTTCCATAGGCTCGACCAGATGACCGACGGCTTCCAGTTCGGTGAGCTGGCCATCATTGCGGCTAGGCCATCCATCGGTAAGACAGCCATTGCCATTGCCATTGCCAAGGCAGCCGGCATAGACGCCAGGATACCAACGCTGTTCATCAGCCTGGAGATGTCCGATGAGTCCATTGTGCGCCGTATGGTCTCGGCTATTGGCAGCATACCGATGCAGGACATCAAGACCGGCCAGCTCGACCAGGGAGGAATGAAGGCTATGTCCAGTGCCTCGGCCAAGATCGCAGGCAGCCCCATCCATTTTGTGTCTGGTTCATCTGTATCAAATATCGCAACCATCACCGCGGTAATCCGCCGTGCTGTTCGCAAATGGGGTGTGAAGCTGGTGCTGGTCGACTACCTCCAAAAGATCCATGGCAGTAAGTCGGCAGAGAAGAAAACGTATGAGATCGCAGAAGTCTCTGGTAGACTCAAAGGCGTGGCCTCCGATACCAAGACAGCCGTGGTCGCCTTAGCCCAGCTCAATCGAGAGAACGAGAAGGACAAAGGCCGAGTGCCTCGGCTTACTGACCTGGCCGACTCAGGGCAGATTGAAAGAGATGCCGACCTGGTGCTATTGCTCAACCGGGAGCGTAACCAGCCCCAAGGCGAGGCCGTGATCGCTATCGCTAAACAAAGAGACGGTGAGTGCGGCCTAGTGCCTCTGTGGTACGACGGACAGTTCTGCCGCTTCTCCGACCCATCGCCAATATACTAAATGAAAACCAAGTACGACCTGGACAGGACCAAGCTGCTACACGACGGCCCCAAGCTGGTGCAGTGGGCCATCAGCCAGGGCCTGATGTCCTACCCGCTGAACCAGAAGTTCCTGGCAGACGGTTCGCCCGACCCCAACATCGAGTCGACCGAGTACGTTCACCCAGACAAGTACACACCCCAGTTCTGCCTGCGTGCCCATGGACTCCGGGAGCTCGGGATGACACTCGATGATCTAGCAAAAGCAATGGGAGTATCACGCGGATCAATCACATACATATTGGCAAAGGGTCACGAAGCCTTCCTTGAGTCAGAACGAATCAAACACAACTCTAAATCAGAATGAACAACCCAACAGCAGCAATTGATATGAAGGATCCATTCATCTACGCGCAACAGGCAAAGGCCGTAGTGCACGAGCCAACCACTGCAGGCACAAGGCCCTCAATCCATGTCAGCCTCTATGCTTACGGCGGTATCAGCGCAGCCTGCCTGATGTCCTGGGTAGGACTCACAGCCACCTTCGCCACCTCGGATCGACAGACAGACCTCCGCACAATCCGGGAGGATGCCCTGATCAGCCGCAGCCGTTGCCGCGCAACCAAGTGGTTCCTCGACTCAGGCAAGGACGTCTGGATCCAGATCGACCACGATATCGAGTTCGACCCCGCGGACATTATCCGCATGGCAGAGCTCGCCCACGAGAAGCAGGCGACGGTGTGCATCCCCTATCCATGCCGCACCATTCCACTGAGACCAGCCCTCCGAATCGACACCGAGCACGTCAAAGCCCTCCGAATGCAAACCTCGGATGCCGAGTGCGCTACAGAGCTAGTGCCGATCCGAATGTTCGCATCAGGATGCCTCGCAATACCTCGACGTTGCCTTATGAGCGCACTTGATGGGCTTAAAGGGTCAGAGGTGCCGAAGCCCTATCAGATCGACTGGTGCAAGGATGTGAGGGTCGACCAGTTCCCAACCCTGTGGATGCCGTTCGCCATGGATAGCACGTCAGGTGACTACGAATACCTCTCGGAGGACTACGCTGCAGCCGTCAGGTTGAGCCTGTTCGATGTGAAGCACTACGCCATGCACCCCAAGAAACATCTCAACCACTGGGGCGAATACCCCTACGGGTTCAAGCCTTATGCCGGGTAAGAAGGACAAGAAGCCAAGCATCGAGGACGTCGCCAAGGCAGCTGGAGTCAATTACTTGTACACTCAACGAGTGCTGGCAGGTAACACCGAGATACCCCAGGCAACGCAGCAGAAGGTCTTCAACGCGGTCAAAGAGCTCGGGTACGTCAAAAGCCATCACCCTAATCAACACTTCAACAATAAGCTGACCCAAGAGAAAGCAGACGCTGTCGTCGCTGGTATCCTGGAGAACAAGTCGCTTGAGAAGATCGCGGAAGATACCGGACTAAGCCCTACGACTGCGTTTAAGCTGATCCGAGGCGTTAAAGTCCCAGTCGATTACCCTGAGAATGAGGACGACTGGCGCAAGGATGTGACTGGATTTTTAGAGGTTGCGATCTGGAAGGGCACCAAGAGGCTGGCCGAATCCTCTATTAACTTGATAGATGATCGTGGCTTGCCCGTAGCGGTCGCTGTGCTAACCGACAAACTTGCTGTAATTAAGGGCCAACCTACCAGTATTCACCTCGCTATGACAGCCTCGGTGAACCATCGGGACCTGATGAAGGACCTCAAGGAGCGCGATGTGACGCCCGTGAACGACGAGCAGACGCCCGACCTGGTTTAGGTAGTGGCCCAAAATGTCCTACCCCTACCTCGGCAGCACCACCGAAAACCACGCATTTAGGCCTGTTTCGGGCACTCATGCCTACAATAGCAGTTATATTCACTTCGCAACGCAAACACGCAGCAAACCCCTGCAAACATTGATCGAAACGCACTTTTGCCCCACTCGGCAGACCCAATGTCCTACCCCGTTACACAAGGCAGACACCAG